TTGACACCTTCAGCCGAAACCAACAACGAAGGCTTCTTGCCCGAGTTGGTCAAGGTCTTCATGATGGAACCTGTAATGAGGGTTTCGGTGATGGAACGGTTGGTTCCGCCGTTGCTGTTCACATAGGACTTCCACTTTGACTGGGTCGAAGGGTTGATTGTGTGAAGGACTGCGGTGTCGTCAACGATGGTCTGAAGACCAGTCAATTCGATCTGTCCGTCGCCAGGCTGACCTGTGTTGCTGGATGCTCCACCTGCACCACTACGGAAAACGTAGTGGCTTGAGGATGTCGTGACTGCTGCACCTGAGATGGCGATGGTCTTGTTGGTTTCGTCGACCGAGCTGATGGTACGAGCTGATGCAATGGTCGTCGGGGCTGCGACGGTTCCGATGTCAACAACCATGCCACCATCAAAGAACAACTGACGGAGTGCGGTCGTACCTGTGGTTGAAGCCAAGACAACAGTAGTTGCTGCCGTGGTCGTACCACATTGTGCGATAACGCCGTTTGACGTACCCCACAGTTGACGGTTGACGTCCTTCATTGCGTCCTTCTTGATGCCTTCCATTTCAGCATCGAGCGCATCAATAAAAGCACCACGGTCGGTGACTGCCTGCTTGATGGTCGGGCCTGAAAGCTGGATTCGACCGTAGATGTAGCGGACGGGAACCGGGACGGTTGCGAAAGCTTGGTTTCCTGCGGTTGGGAGTGACGCGCCTTCGGCTCGTGCGCCAACACCACTTGAGCGTCCAAGGTGGACGGCGTGGCGGGCAATACGACCCTGGACTGTGTCTTTACGGGATTCAACCTGCGAAAGAATGAAGTTCGCATCGTTGAGGTTGTCAAGGTATTCCTTGTAGTCATCCTTGAGAATGGCATCGACTGTTGAGAGTGTTGCGGGCATGATGGGGTTCCTTTAAGAGGGTGAGTGAATGTGGGGGTTCACAACCTTGTCAATGGTTCACGCCATCCAGCGTTGCCTTGCATCTTCCGATGTTATGTGGTTGTATGTGGTGCGCCTCGTCCGAGGTACAGAAGAAATGCTACACCACAACTACTACCGTTTGTCAAATGACTAGCTAAGACCGTTTTGTTGCAGTCGTGCCATAGCTCGTTCGCGAGGACTCATGTTCTGTCCTGAGAGGTTTGTTGAGGCTTGCCCATTGACGATGGGTGTCCCCATTTGGCTGCCTGCCTCTGAACGCTTTGCTGCGATCTGCGTGGCCTGAGCGAGAACTTGATCTTCCATTTCGCGTATTGCCAGGGAAAGATCAAGGTCGGATCGGCGGGATGCTGCGACGATTGCTGCTGTCGCCAACGGCGTATCGGGTTGAAGTCCATGTTGCGAAAGCGTCTCCTCAATTTGGCGTTCGTACTGGGTTTGCACTTGGGCTTGGGCGTACTGGTTCATGCGTTGCTCGACGAGTTGTTCGACTTGACCGGGGGTAAGTCCTGCTTGCTGACCGTCCTGAACTGCTTGCTGACCAATAACGGCTTGTGCTTGGGGGCTGATGAAAGTATCAAAGCGTTCCCCAGCGAGGGTCTTGGCGTTGTCAACCATCCATCGGACAGCAGTATCGGTGTCACCTGACGCAAAAGCGTTAGCAAATTCTTGTACGGCGCGAGCGTCGTCGGGGTGCATTTTGGCAAATGTTTGTGCAATCGGCTTGTAGCGTTCGCGTTCTTTGACACGGTCTGCTACTTCTGATCGGTATTTGTCTTCCCAATTGACATTGGTTGAATCTTCTGAACCTTCTACTGGTGCAGAATCCACTACACCTTCGGGGTTAAAGTCGGTCATGGTTTGGGCATCTCCTGTGGTAATCCTGGTTGATTAGTTTGTGCTTGTGGAACCAATGAGCCAGGTGCTTCATTGGCTTGCGGGAGCGTTTCCGATCCCGGCATCTGTTGCTTTGCTGCGAGTTGTGCGGCTGCTTCGTCGGCGGCCAGCTTTTGGTGGGCTTGGACGTGGACATCAATTGCTTGACGGACATCGGGCGTTGCAAGCTCGTATGCAGGGGATTTGCGTTCACGGTTGTGTTGTGCGATGTGTTTGGCGTGATCGTCAAAGTCGGCTGGCATAACTGGGGTGGCTTGCATGAGAAGTCCGTTTTCCCATTCGGCTTTAGCAACGTCGGGGTCGGCGGTAGCCAAGAAGCCTTTAGGGTCGGGAAGGTCAAGCAGTTTGGCTAGTGATACGCCATCAATGTTTTGGAATGCTGCTGGGAAACTTTGTGCTAGCGATGTGATGACTGATTGTGTAGCAATCTTGGATCGAGGTGCTGTCGCGTCCAATGGGACTTTGACTTGCGGGTGTTCGTCAATGTCTTCGGCTGTCCATTCAAACTGGACGGTTGATCCTTGTTGGGTAGTAATTGTTTGTGATCGAACCATTCCCGACTGTTGGGCGTAGGCACGGTACAACTGTAAGGTCATCTGACCGATACGACCCCAAACAGCAGACTGGCTTCGTGCCATTGGTGCTAACGGGGTGTCGTCTTTTTCAGCCAATACTGATAGGGCTAGTCCTGAGTTACGGTCGCCAGGGGCTTGACCACGGGAAACAGCGTGAGTAAAGAAGATGTCGTCTAGTTCAGCTTCTAGTTGTGCTGCTTCGTTACTGATCCAGCGGGGAACTTCGGGTGCTGACTGCCAATGTGGTTCGCCTAATTCGGGGTTGTATTGAAGAACGTCGGCTGGGTCGGTCGTAATGGTGTCGGCATCTTCAATTGATCCTGCGGGAACCATAAGTCGAGCGTTGGCTGCTTTACGCATATGTTCAAGGATTGTTGAGCGCGCACGGTTGTAGGCGTATTGAATATCTCGTGCCGGGGTGAGGAGTGTGTTTCCGACCCATGTACGAGGAATTTTGCGTTGGACACCGACAGCGATGTTGAGGTGCTGGAATGGGAACGGCCAGCTTCGACCGTCTCCGTAGGCGTATACCTGCTTGTTGTTTACAACGTGGACTACGCAACCAGGTGTTCGGTGAGTTGGGCGTTCGTAGTAACAGTAGACAAGGGTAAGACGCGGCGGTTGACCTTGCGGTCGGCGTGACAACAAGGTGCGGTGGCGTGATGACAATGATGCTTCAGCGTCAGGTACTGGTTCCCAATCAAGGTTGTAGCGTTCTTTAACCTGCTCAGGTGGTAGAGCAACACATTTAATCCAGTAGCGAGCGTCATCAACAGATGGTGTACCTGGTTCTAAACAGAATTCGCTAATACCCAACGGTGTGAGTCGTACTCCACCAGCGGGAATGGGGATAGCGGTGACTGGGTCTGTAGCCACAATTTTGCCCATTTGTGGATCCCATTCAACCGATACGGCTGCGGCTCCACCATAAAGGGTTTGGAGAAGGTGTTCTTCACGAATATCTGCCCAGTCTTGTTCGTGGGCTTCCGATAGGAGCAGTTGTTCTTGTAGGCGTTGACGGCGAGCTGACGCATCATCAATTCCTGATGGCTCAACTTCCCATACGAGGGGGGAGCGTGTCATTCGGGATAAAAGGTTTGTTGTGCGAGGCCCAAACTTGTCTACGGTGATACGGGTGTATCGTTCGTTGTCGTTGGCGTAGTCCAGTTCTTGTACTACGTTGCGGGTTTGATCCCACCAAATCCATTGGTGTCCACCGTTGTAGGATGCGTTCATCCAGTAGTCCCGGCGTTCTTTAAGAAGGTAGCGGTCGGCTTTGTTCCAAAGTTCTATGACTTCAGTTGGTTTGGGTGGTTCCCAAGGTTTCATGGCCCTACGCCTTCAATTGGAGAATGCCACGTTGTGCGTGACTTTGGATCGACTGGTTCTTTCTTTGTTGGTTTCATAAACTTTTCAGCGGCAATAGCTGCTGATGGGTTCTTTGCCAACAATAGATTAGTCAATCTACGGTTCTCGCGCAGTAACAACAGGATAATGCTTAGTAGGGCGACAAGGCTGAACGCTGCAAATATCACAGGTCACCAACAAAATCAGTATTTATTTCGGGTTTGGGGGTGTCTTCCCGACGAGGACGACCGCGTCTGCTGGTAAGGGGTGAACCAGCTTCGGGCCGTGCGGAGCCTGACAGCGGGTCATCCCCGTCGAGTTGACTTGTAGGGCCTGCCTGCTCTACAGGTTGTGAGTCTACACCCACGATTGCTCCTGCGATCAAGGCGAGGCGTTCTTCAGCAATTTCTGCCCGGTCACCCATTTCGGTGGCCAGTTTGGTCATTGCTTCTAATTCTCCGTAGCGGTGCATGGATACTGCACGGGCTGGTGCAACCATGCGAGCTAGTTCTAGCGCACAGTCGGCACAGATGTAGAGACGGGTGTTGGCTGACGGGTTTGCGTCGTCGGGACTGTTGTGACCATCTAGGTCTAGTTCCATGTCAATGATCGGTTTTGCGACCCCTCGACAGATCCAGCAGCATCCTGGCAAATAATTGTAGTTGTCAACGATTCTCATTACCATCTCCGCTTTTTTGTTTTGTCCAACTTTTCCATGAACCTTTGTACTCTACCCTCTGCATCATATGTGGAATGTTTATGTTTGCGGGTGATTTCATTGTACGGACGGCAGGCTAGCAGATATCGGAGCGCGTCAACTGCATGGTCTTCGTCGTCGGTGTCTACGTCTTCTACTTTTGTTTTGTCGTACCTCATGGCGGGCAGGGTGCGGAGCAGGTTTTCGCAAGTAGAAAAAATTTTGAGTTTTGACTCGTCGTTGATGACTCCTGGTTGTAGGTAGCGGTGGACGTTTTGCCAGCCTGATATACGGGCGTTTTTGGCTCGGCTGACGTTGACTCCTAGTGAGTTGTATACGCCTGCGACGGTTTGTCCTAAGCCTTGGACGTTGCTGTAGGTGGATGGGTCGATGACGGTGGCAATGATTCGTTCGTTGTGGCCGTCGCTGGTTTTGGACATTTCTTTGATTTGCATGGCTTGTTGTGCTGCGGTGAGGTTTTTTTGGTATGCCTCTCGGTAGATGTAGCAGGTTCCGTCGGCTGGGTTCCAGGCTCCCCATAGGCAGCAGTAGGGGTTTGCTGTACCGAAGTCAATTCCTCGGTAGCGTGGCCATTCGGGCGGGATTTCAAATGGGGTGACTACATGGGTGTCTCGGTTGAATTCGGAGAAGTATTGCCCGGTGAAGGTGTCCCAGTCGCCTAGCAGCTTTTGTTTGCGTTCTGTTTCGGGGAGCATCGATAGGTGTTTGCGGTATGTGGGGTCAATGTGGGGGTTGTCGTCTACGGTTGATGGTACGAATGCGACAATGAGGTGATCCATTGGGTCGTAAGGTATTTCTAATTTGTCTATGTCTGCTGGGTCGTCGGGGAGTTCAACTCGGCGTACCACTTCAGGATTCTCAAATCCGTTGCGTACATCGTAAACAACAGCGTATTTGCCGTGTTGGGTGGGTTGTACCAACATTTTGTATAGGAATGTGTGGCCACGGTCGCCAGGGTTCGTTGCGAACATAACATGGGTTTTTACGCCTAATGCAGTCATTTTGCGGCTGGTTCGGAGTCGGCCCGACATCATGAGCATTTGGTAGGGGGTGAACTGGGTTGCTTCGTCAAAACCGATGAAATCGTACTCGGCAGACATATATTGACCGACATCTTCGTCACGGGCGCAGAATCCG